ATTGCATTCGGATCTCGAAAGAAAATTCTTGACTACTCGACGCCCACAACGTTTTCAGAAACCGCCGTTTGGCCGGAATACGAACTCGCAGATCAACGGCGCTTTTTCGTGCCGTGCCCTCATTGCGGAACATTCCAAAAACTAGAATGGTCTGCCGACGACAAAGCTCTCGGGATGAAATGGACAATAGCCAACGGGCGAATCACGCGGGTCTGGTACGTTTGCGAGCATTGCCACGAAGAGATCGAAAACCATCACAAGGGTCAAATGCTCAAGGGCGGCGAATGGCGCCCAACATCGAAAAGCTACTCGGATGAGGTGAGATCCTATCACCTTTCCTCGTTGTATTCGCCGGTTGGAATGCTGTCGTGGGAGGAGCTGGTAGCGATCTACCTGGACGCCAGCGAGAAGCCGGACGGCATGAGATCGTTCGTCAACCTCTATCTAGGGTTGCCCTACGAGGAGCGAGGGATCCGGGTACCCCCCGAAGTCGTCTCGGAGAACAGAGGATCTTACAAATCAGGGACCGTGCCCGACGGTGTTTTATATCTCACCGCCTCGGTAGACGTGCAACAGGGATGGAAGAAAGATCCGAATAAACCACCACGCCTGGAGATGGAGGTTTGCGGACACGGGCTCGGGTATAGAACCTGGTCGATAGAATATAGAGTTTTCCCCGGAGATGTTAACGATCCCCTTTCGGGGGCCTGGCACGATCTGGTTGAGCACTGGCGATCAAACCGAATGACATATCAATCGAGCGACGGCCGCCAATTCCCCGTTAAAATGGTTTTGGTCGATTCGGGAGACGGAACCAACGTAGAGGCGGTATATCGTTTTTGTTCTCCCTGGCATGGAGTGTTTCCGAGCAAGGGATTCCAGACGGTCAAGCGACGCAAGGGCGAGGCACTTGACGAGGACGTGCCGGTATCGTTCCGACGGTTTCGCGTGGCGAACGTTGGGGGCGATAAGCCGCTCTACGAGGTGAACACAAACCATTATAAAAATCTGATTTACAATAATTTGCAGAAACGACGAAACCCCGTGCCCCCGCAGAAACCAGGTTTTTGCGACTTTCCCGTTGATTACGGACAGAAATATTTTGAGATGCTCACTGCCGAGGAGCGACGCTCCGATGGTGTGTTTCACCTTCCATCCGGACGCGCAAACGAAGCGCTCGATTTACGAGTTTTAAACCTGTGCGCCGGTGATGCGTTTCTCCACAACGCCGTGTTGACCATGCGAGCGGATGCCAAATCAAAGGGAGCCGCGCCGGATTATATCAACGCGATCAACTCTCGCGCTGCATTGGAAATGCTGGGAAAAATAAATGAACAAACGAGAAAAGATTCCGCCGCCGCCCAGGGTGGGCGATAGGCAGCGACGGAAAAGGAAAGAAACAGGGCAGAAAATGGGGCAGCAAATGACCATTTATTTTTGCCCGTGAAAAGAACCTTGTCAAGTTCGCGCGGTTGACAGATCTTCTCACGTGAAATAATTTAGAAGCGAGGTTGAACAGAATGACAAGCTCACTAATAACGACGCTCACGGAACGCAGAGCCAAGCGGGTTGCATCGTTGGCGATTGCCGAGGCTGCATACGACACGGCCCTAGAGCAACGAAGCGAGAGCTACAGCTTCAATTCTGGCGAGGGATCTCAGTCGGCAACGCGTCGCAAACTCAAAGAGTTAAAATCTCAAATCGACGAACTCACGGCAGAAATCGAATTGATTGACCGACGCCTCAATGGTCGAGGCGTCCATGGCTTCAGCATGCCGAGGTTCCCATGATGGGCAAATTGAAAAAACTATTCAGCGGGAAGGCCGCGCC